TACGGCCTCCCATCACGCTGCCTCCTCTTCGTCTGTGCCTAAAATTGACGTTTGCTTATCGTCAATCACGCTCTCCTCGTCTCGCCAGTCGCTGTCGCTTAACTCCGCCGCATGATCCTCGGCTTTAACTTTCACCCAATTCTCCGACGGCGGTGCCCACCCATCAACAGTACCTATCACGTTGTGCGGCACGTCAACCTCGACAACGATGGACTGCTGGACTTCCCGAATAACTTGGACTTTATATATCATCTACCTTCTCCTTGTGTTTACTCTTCCGAGTATATGATGTCCGATCTCGGACGACTTTGTGGCCGTGGTCTCTAAGCCACCTCCAATATGGGTCGCGGCGCTTTATGCCCGACCCCTTCGTGCGTTTACTTGGCATCCCAAGTCCCCTTTAACTTCACGAGGGCAGCGGTAGGACTTACCGTGTGGCCCACTGGAGCCCTTGTCCTCGTCGTTGAACATCTCACCCATACGTGAAATGAATGTGCGATCTAAGCCGTACTTGGTTGCGGCCTCGCGATCATAGCGTATAGCCATGAACACGTCGTACAACTGAGCGCCTCGGACAGCGCGGCGATTATTATAATCTTTTCTGCACTTGGTAGAGCAAAATTTAGAGTGGGCTTTTTTAGCTGTGTACTCTTCGCCGCACTCTTGACAAACCCGCTTGTTTTCTTGAGCCATTTTTGGCCTCCCGTCTAGCTATATCAGTCACTGATATATCATATAGTACGACTAGACGGGAGATGCAACCACAAAATTTAATCCTTGTAAAATTGCTGCAAAAAATCCTTAGCCAGTGTTTTGAGTTCAGCTTCAGCGCGGCCTTTTGGAACCCAGAAGCAAACCCGCCTCCACCCTGACTCAAGTTTACGTTTATTATAGCGTCTCTGCGCGGCGGCGTGGGATAGCCGCTGATGCAACTCTGAATTATCGGACATCCGCTATCTCCATTTTAATGCGGCGTGCCCGCTCCTCATCTAGGACTAGACAAATGCACCGGGCGTACCCGGCAATGTCTTTCATACTGTCCAAATGGGTGTAGTCATGCGCTAAACGCGCTAGCTTGACGCCAATCATTTCAAGGCAATGTCGTATCTCCGGGTGTTTGCAATCCGACACAGCCCGCTTGATAAGTTCAACTTTCTTAAAATCGTCTAGCGGGTGACCGTACTCTTCCATGCGCTCAACGGTCACGGTAGCGCCCAAGTCAAATTTACGCGTTAGCGGACCCCGGTTGTCACCGAGGTCCGCATCCTCATTAAATAACTCTTCCTGCATAGCTCCTCCTAAAAGTGTTTGCGACACTCTGGACCGATACCGCTTGCCAGACTGTCTGGGTGGGTGAGGGTGCGGCCACAGCGGCAGCAGTGTCCCTCGTGCTGGATTTCAACTTGCTCAGGCAAGTTGTTCTGGCTCAGGTGCCGCAGCACCCAATCCAGAGCCTTGAACGACGGCGCGTCGGGGCGGCCTTTGCGCCCTGCAACCAACTCGGGGCGGCGGAAGGCCATCTTGTTTAACGGGATGAACCCGATGAACTGGAAGTCGGCCTCGTTGTCCGGTCCGCTAAGAACCGACACAAAAAACGGGGTTGTGTGATCCCGCTTGTTGGACTGACCGTCCCAGCCCTGCGACACCTTAAAGGTGAAATGCGTGCCAGTCTTCTTAGACTGAATGGTAATTTTGGCGTTTCCGCCACTCAAGAATGTTACTAAATCGTGTGCTGTTTCAAACATTTTTTGTCTCCTTGTTGATACACAAAATATAGTGAGTATCAGTGTCTGAAACAACCCCTTAATTTAATTTTCCCCAATTAATTCCAATACCGCCCTCAACTAAATCCTCCGTAGGGCCGTCGGGGAAGACATCTAGGTATCCGTCGATCATGTCCTTGTGCATTATTTCAAGCAGTTGAGGTGCGTCCCGACTAGACGCATCGTCAATAAGGGCGTCGTGAATAGTGGACACCATGCGGGTGGTACGCTGATGCCCTGCCTCCCTAAGCGCGTCTAGGGTGTCCTTATGGCGTTTAATAGCTTTAGCCATAACTGACAGCGCGGCACGCTGCACCGGGTAGTTAGCGCAGCGGGGAAGCTCTGGCGTGCGCCCCATGTAGATCGTGCCACCATCGACAACGCGAATGTAGCCCGTGCGTGTTGCCTCACCCATCATAGTGTGACGATAGTCGAAGGCTTTGGGATAGCGGTTAGCCCAGAAGTCGATATAGCCCTGCGCCTCCTCTTCTTCGCAGCGCATGGTCACCGACAGACCACCCGCACCGCTACCGTATATGATGCCAAAGCTAACTGCCTTGGCGGCAGTCCTAGCGGCCTTACCCTCCGGGGTAGTCTTATCGATAGGTGCGCCCGCAATAACCGACGCAACCTCGGCATGGACGTCTCCGTCTACGACGTCCGTAAGCAGTTGGTTGTCTTTGGACAGCAAAGCTAGCACCCGCAACTCAATGCCGCTGTAGTCTAGGCTGACTAACTTCCTGCCGGGGCCAGCGACAAACGACCGGCGCACGCTGGTATGTTCGCCTAGTAGCTCACGATCCCGAGGTATCTGCTGTAGGTTGGGGCCACTGCTGGAAAAGCGTCCAGTCTTCGCCCTGCCAATATTATACCGAGCCCGTACCCTCTTATCCGTATGCTTGTCGGACTGCGTTATGAGGGTCTGCCCAAAACTAGACAGATACTTCGACAACGTCTTGTAGGCTGCCAGCGCGTCAAACAATTCGACCAGCGGCGGGTGGTCACGAAACGAGGCGGACACCTTACGCAGGACTTCCGTAGTGGTGGATAACTGCCCCGTCTTCTCTGTCCGATCCCAATTCTTTAATACGTTATCGGGCATGACACGGGCTAGAAAGTCCGACCATTGGGATAGTGAATTTATGTTCGCGACGTCTGCCTCAGAGACATGGTTTCGTATGGTCTTAACCTTGTCCGCCTCAAGTTTCTCCCACTTCTTTATCAGAGAGCGGTGGTACTTCTGATCCACCAGCATCCCCGTATCCTCCATTTCGATTATGGCCGGGACCATGTCTTGAAAAAGATGCGCGGCCTGCATGTGGTTGGGGTCAGTGCGCTCGACCCAGTGTTCGTACAGACGCCACGTCAGGTCTGCATCAAGGTAGCTATAGTCAAACTGCTCTTTTGATAATTTCGGAGCGGACCAATCTGACACCTGTAGTTGCTTATCCATCGTGACTTTCAAGTCCCACTCGCAACATTGTGCCAAGCTGTAGCCACCACCACCTAGCTTGGCCCTGCGAATGTAGCCGACGTCCATGACCGTGGGATAGGCGTCCGCAGCATAGAACCACCTAAGCTCGAAACCCGCGTTAAACACAATCCAGCAAACGCCGTCGATGGCAAACAAGTCGGCGCACGCTGCAAATCCTCCCTTTATTTTGTGGAAGTCCACGACGGCCTTGACCTTGCCGTTGGCAATCGAGGCCAGCCGCACGTAGCCGTCTCTGGGGTGCAGGGACGTAGTCTCAAAGTCTAAAGCGCAGGCACCTTTAACGCGTGCCAGTAACTTCTTTAAACCGGACAGAGTGGATACAATCTGGAACATAATAGAAGTTGGCGCTGCGGGGGAAAGGGGGGCAACCCGCAGCGCCAGTTCACCCTATTTCTTTTTACTTTTTACTTTTTTGACGCTTACGCCATCAAGCAAATCGTTAAAAGACAGGGAGCCATCAATATACGCGGCCACACTCTCTCGGCTCGCCCACGCCTCAACGGCTAACTTAGGCTTGTAGTTAGTGTTTTCCTGCGCGGTAAATTCCTCCGATTGAAACTCGATTATCGGAAGCGATGCCTCACCAGACAGAAGACGGGTGCGAACCTCGTTTATCAAATCACGTACAGCATTACAGCCCGACTTAGAATTAGTCGAGAACTTAACCTGCGTACCGGTGTCGGCAGAAAACGCGCCGATAGCCAGAGACGGAGCCCACCCCTCATTGTCCCTGTACGGGCCGTGATCCTGTAGCTCGTGTTCTTGCGGGGCGGAGTGCTTCTCGTAGATGCTCCACTCGTGACGATCAACCGGGCGGTTGCCTTTCCAGCATATCCACCCGGCCATAAAGCTCTTGGGCTCAACAATGAAGGGCCCCTCTGGCTCCTCTTTGTTCTGCCCCATAGCGTACCT